AGCCTATCTAACTTTGTTTGAATATGCTGGAATACTTCGCAATGGTAGTAATCCTGCCGACTACACAATTAGAATGACAGGTCAATTGCAGAATAGCGAAACTCCACTATGGGATACTTCCAGACTTCTCAAGATTCCTGCGGAGTCTGTATTGGGAATTGGAAAGACGGATATGCTGTTCGATATTAAGTACCTGCCAACAGCAGGTACTGAATTGGTTGGCGGCTCCTGGAGACGCTTTACATGAGCGATGCAATAGTCCATTTTAACAATGAAACCGGACTGGTAACAGTTCCTGGACTCTTTGTTCAGTTTGATGATGCTGCCGACATTCGTATTCCTTTTGTGGAAGGAACAGGAGCCAAACTTCGCAGGTATCTAATTTCAAATACAGACATACAGGATTCTTTATTAGTATCTGGAAATTATAATGTAACAGTTCGGTTAGGGGATTGGGAAGATTTGGGTGATGAAGGGGAAATTATTGATGCTTTTCCATTTAACTGGAATGGATTAAGTGAAATCATTTCTAATTCAGGTGGTGGAATATTATTTGCTCGGATTGGGATTGTTTCATTAACATCTCAGGATTTCTTAGAAATTATTCAGGGGGAGCAAAAGGTAATTACGTTTATCGTGGAAGCTCATGGAAGATTTGTAACCCAAAGTTTTGGGGAGATTGTAGTTAAGATTGCTGATGCTGCGGGAACTGTAATTACCAAGACAGAAGATGATAGTGCCGTAGTAAGAGTTTGTGAGGAATTGGACGTACAAGTTTTACGATGCACTTTATCCGAAGAAGATACTGCATTGTTGGTGGCGGGGCTAACTCAGATTGAAATTGCTTTTGACAATCAGAAATCCAGACTCACTCATTCTCTGAAGGTCATTGAGCAGATTATAGAAGAGGGATCATAATGGCAATTCGCACAACAGAAGCAGCCGTAGAGTCTATTATTGAGGTTGATATTTTAATCCCTCTAACACCATTTATTGAAACAGCCAACAATCTGGTGGATCAGGTTTGTTTGGCTTCCGGTTATTCAGATGCAACTTTGGAATTGATTGAAAGGTGGCTTTCCGCTCATTTCTATGCAACTCGTGATCCAAGAACAAGTCAAGAAGCTGTTAAGGGAATCATGGAGGAATTTGAAGGGACAACCAAAATAGGATTAAACAACACTCGATATGGGCAACAAGCCCTATTACTGGACACCAAAGGTAATTTAGCTTTGATTGTTGCCGATAATAGTGGTCAACTCTTTATCAGGGATCATATACAAATCGCTCATATTGGTGGACCTTCGGCTGATGTGGGGTATTAAAGTGCGACTACTCGTAAAGATGCTTCGGCAAAATGCGATCTACTGGGCACCGAACGGTGTCGATCAGTATGGAGACCCTATCCTAGAATTACCAATTAATATCAAATGCCGATGGGAAGATGAAATTGAAGAAGGTCTTGATATGTCAGGAACGGAAACCACATTCACTTCAACAGTCTACACGGATAGAGATGTTGTGGTAGGTGGGATCATTATGCTTGGAGAAGTAGCGGATTTGATAGCCGCTTTACCTCCACCAGAGGAAGGTGCCCATCGAATTCGACGTTTTGATAAGTTGCCAACGCTTCGAGCAACCCAATGGCTACGCACTGTCAAACTCTAAGGCAAACAAATGGCTACACCTCAAATTCCACTTTCTCCGAGAGCTTTACAACTAACTGGTGGATTTGCTGATGTTAATAGAAAAGCTGGTGGAGCACAGCCAAGAAGTATTGTTGTCTCGATGAAAGCAATCAAAGGACCACTATTTAAGAAAAGAATAACCGAGGATTACAGAAAACAGTTGGAGAAAGCTGTTCATCGGGGAGTAAAGGAAGCTACCAAATTTCTACTTAAAGAAACACTTAAGGTTACACCCAAAAGTGAGCAAGGGAGCAAGGTTGCAGGAAGATTAATGGCTCCAGGCAATCTTCGTAATAGTGGACATGATCTGGTTATCGGAGAAGGAGCTAAAACGAAAGGTATTGTTTTCTTTGATGCCGTTCAAGCTCCTTATGCAATATTCGTGCATGAAGATTTAAGCAAATATCACAAACCACCTACGATAGCAAAATTCTTGCAAAAGACACAGTGGGATAAACGAGGAGAGATTGCAAAAAGAATTGCTGATGAATGTGCAAAGGTTCGGCCATAACACGAATTTGACAAAATATAGTTAATTCCCGACAATGGTAGAAGTTTGCAATGTTACTTGCTGAACAAATAGTCGCAGAGTATTTGCGGAACGAAGATATAGGTACCAATCCGGTTGATGAAGGACCGTGGCCAATCTTTGTAGGTCGTTTACCAACAACACCCGATGCCGTAATTGCTGTTCACCGAGATTCAGTTCCAACCCAAGGCAGACACCACGGAACCGGAGAAACGATTCATCAAGAAGGTTTACAAATTCGGGTGCGGCATAAGGAGTACACCGAAGGACAACAAAAGATTTTAGAAATTTCCCTCAACTTTGACACAATAGTAAGAAAGATTCTTTCGGTAGGAGTTAAACAATACCGAATACAAAGTATTTCCCAATTTTCAACTCCTATGTTTATTGGCCCCGATCCAAATAATAGGTGCAATTTTGTTTTGAACTGTTTGGCTTCCATAGCAGAACTTCAATCTGCTTAACAATTTTTTGAAATGAGGTGTTCCTATGGGTGTTGTTCTTACTGATGGCCATCCTACAAAGTTTGGGTTTGAAAACGATGTTACGATGGGTATTTATCTTTGTGAAAAGAGACTTAAGCCCTTCGGCATTGATGGTGGTGGTCCCAACGATACCACCTGCATGAGGAATATCCAATGGCGGACTCGTCAACCAAAGAAATTGCTCACTCTTACGGATATGAGTCTGACAGTTTCTTATGATCCGTACATTCTTGAATTTATAGTTGGGTTCATCCAAGTCAATCAACCTTTGTTCTTGTTTTGGCCTGATGGAAGTCAAATCAAGTTCTGGGGATGGGTTGATGGGTTTGAGCCGGCTGAGGTTACAGAAGGTGCTCAACCGGAAGCAGAAATGAAAGTCTGCCCGTCCAATTTTGATGACGATAACAACGTGGAATTTGCTCCAGAATACACTGCTGGATCGTAATGGGATGGATTGTCATAGCTTTCCCATTCTGCGTAGTTTACCATTTTGATAGCATTGCTGTGGGGTCGTCTACGGGGTTGTATGTCGCTACGGGGCAGATTTGGCTGTCTAACAACGGTCGATAGCTCCAAAGCGGCGGGCGGGCCATCCGAGCGGCTTCCGTGGGGTCGATTTTTGTTGGTTGGTCTGGAATCGGAAAGAGACCCCAAAATTGATCGTTTGTGAGTTGTTTTTATGTTCCACATTTTTAGAAGGAGAATTCGATGTCTGCTCAAACTGGTCCGATTGAATTTAACCTAGCATTGGAGGAAATTCCAGTCTCATTAAGCCGTCCTGGTGTAGCAACACCTTGGGAATGTGTGTTGAGGGAAATGGATGGATTCAAACGAGATTCATACCTCAATTCTCAGCGGAATAAGGTCGAACGTGATTCTCGTAATCTCAAAGATTTTGCCGATGTGCAAACTTCTCTAATTGCTCAATGTCTTTTTGATTCAAATACGCAGGAAGCTGTCCCCGCAAAAGACATTCGAGGATTCCCTTCTAAAGTGCAAATGAAGTTGTACACTCTTTGCATGGAACTCTGCGGCTTCGATACGAAGGCAGAGGAAGAAGCAAAAAACTCCTAGCACCGCAAGGAGAGACAGCACAATGGTATCGTCTTGCGGTGAAATTAGGGTATCCTGTCCAACTTCTCCAGCGGTTGACCTCCTCAAAAGAGTTCACCCGTTGGAAAGTTTTCCTTCTTCAAGAGGTTAATGAGTTCAAACCTGAGTTCTATTATTGGGCAAGTATTGCAGCCATCATAGCTAAGGTGAATTCTAAAGACCCGGAAAAGATTACTTTGGAGGATTTTCTGCTGAAGTTTGAAGTTCGTGGGAAGGAAGATTCTAAATCTGGGGTTTCTGAGGAACAAGCCAAGATCAACAAGAAGTTATTTTTGGCTTCAATGGGAGTAGGTTTGGATGACATTCCTACGCAAAGACCACCAAAACCAAAAACTCCTTTCAAGCAAAGACAAAGAAAGACTCCTAAAAAAGCGAGTAAGTAATGCAAAATTTTCAGATACCTGGTCTGTCCACGATGATTACCATAAATACCCTACAAGCAAATAGGGCTTTATGGAATTTGGGTCAGAATATTTCTCTTTTTCAAAGACAGGTTGCCCACGTAGGAATGGGCTTAACTTTTGCTGTATCTTTGCCTATGCAAGTAGCTATTGCTGCTACTTCTAAAATGTTTGCCGAATTGGAAGATGCTGCAATTCGCACCACAGCTAGAGTTAAGGATGCAACCAAGAACACAGCCAAAGAGATTCAAAGTTTTGTTACGAGTCTTTCTCTGAAAGTTCCTATGTCTCCGTTGGAACTGGAAGAATCTGTAGATCAAATGATTAGGATGGGCAAAAGTCTGGATTTTGCCAAACGAGCTTCCTTGGATTTTGGTAAGTTTGCTACAGTTATGGGTTCTGATATGAGGGAAGCAACAGATAGTGTAATTAAACTGTTGTCTATTATGGGGATGGTTACTGGTGATGTTACTAAAGATTTGACCAGTATGCACGATATGATGAATAAGATTATTCTGGTTCAGGAAAGAACAGGATGGTCTGACAGAGAAACATTTGAAGCCTTTCAACATGGAGCCGCCCAAGCTAAGCAATTTGGATTGAATGTTAAGGAATTGGCGATTTCGTTAATTATGTTAAGGGATGCAGGAAAAGAAGGGACGGATGCGGGAACATCATTGGCACTTATCTTGGGAACTCTCAATCGGTCTCATGCCATATTCAAATCTACTTGGGCCGATATCTTCGGAGCGGATTTGGCAAACAATTGGGCTACGATGAAAGCAGAAGATAAATTCAAAGCCTTCAAAAAGGGAGTAGAACGATACTCACCCGCAGGGCAGCAGGAAATGTTCAAGTCCATCGCAATTGAACCTCGTCAAATGCGTCAGATTATGCCTTTTCTCGATCAGACTCCTAGATGGGCAGAAATTGAAAAGGCAGTTGCTAATACAGCAGCTTTGCAAGAACGATTTGATTCCACAATGAAATCAATGAGGAATCAATTAAGTTTAATTACTAATGCTTTTAGAATGGTAGGTCTTGCAATTGGTGGAATTGTATTACCTCCAATACTTTTGTTCCTCAAAACTGTTGTTTTGTTAATCAAAGTTGTATCAACATTAGTTTATT